ACGCACGATTTATTCTCATACGTACTGCGTCCTGTGATAATGATAATTCAGAAGCAATAGCACCAAGTTCTAAACCATTTCCATATCGCATATATAAAACTACTTGTTGTTCTTTGTGTAATTTACTAAGAACTTTTTCTATATCAGCACACATAGCAAGCCAGTTGTTTCCTTCTGACGCTACCTTCTTCGTGTTCGTGTATCCTAAATCAGATAATTTTGGAACATTTCTATCCCCTGTAAGTACCGCTGGAAGAAGTGCTTCTATGAGTTCTCTGTCATAGTAATACAAATCTTCCACACGATACCCAACTGACTTTGCTTTTTCCTTTTGACAATAATCTTTTGCTGCGTTACGCAACGAACGTGCGATGAGTTTCAAACATTGCTTGCTGTCGTGATGACTTTCCCAATGGGTAACTTTGCGTGGATGTGTTAAAAACCAAATCCATAACTCTTGTCTTAAATCATTTGCTTCGACCATACGAAACTTACGTGAGTATTCGTACGCAATACTAGAAACTACACCTTCATAACGTTCTATTACCATCTCCAGACTTTACCGCCAAACGTAAATGAGTTCTTAATCATTGGAACGATTTGCGGCGTGACATTCTTTCCATCAACGTGAAGGATTCCAAATCCTTTTTGCCAAGTGAATAGACCACCACGTATGTATTTTGCGTGCTTTTCATTCATTAAATGTCCTACTTCCATACCCCACACGGCTTTAGATCCATTGACCCAAGCCTGTGTGTAATGAAGTAAACCCATTCTATGAGTGTGTCCACATACAACTGACATTCCACTACGCTTTGCCAGCCCGAGAGCAGTTGCCCCTGCTGTCGGTTGAACATTACCCTCATCACCGTGCATTAGTAACCAGTTAGGAGCAATCTCAACTGGTTCGTGATAATAGTCAATGCCTAATTCATCAAGATGTAAGAACTTCTCAATTTCCAATTCTGGTAATCCAAGAAATCCAGGTGCACTAAAACGAATCTTATTATACAAGCGGTCTGAATGGTTGCTTCTAACAATTGTATCTACTGTTAAATCTTCAAGAATTTTAACCGTGATGTCTCTGTCTCTACCAATAGAACGTTCCCATTCTAATTCGGTACCTTTACTCCAACGGCTAATACTTTGAAAATCAATTTCATCTCCAACAGATACTACTCTGTCAGGTTGATAAGCATAGATAAAACGCTTTAGTGCATTGACTGCACCTACATCGTGGAAGGGCGATTGGATATCTGAGACGACTACAATTTTCTTTACGCTCATTTACCTTTCGCCCTTCTTTTGTTTTCTTTGGCTACGTTCTTCTTGTGACTTAACGCTTGTAGATTACGTATGCCATCACGGCCAGCACGACCACCGTTATCTTTGTGGTCAACGTCAGTTGAACGAGAAAGTTTTTTACCTGTTGCTTTCTTGTAGTCAACTCGTGCTTTATTAGATGAAGTGGTGACGGTAGTACCGTCCTTTTTCTTACGCTTAAAGACATAAATGGGTCTCCCTCCATTTTGTTTACTGCCTTTGTATGGTCCAAAGATTTTCATTGGTCCCATTTTCCTCTCAGTACGAGCAATCCAATGATTGCATAGTTCGCCATATCCTTAAAAGAATCTTCCAAAGATTCGTGTTCAGGATTCTTATTGCTGTCAACTAGGTTATTAATCCTAGCCAACTTGTCGTGCATACGTACCCTAAGACCATTGATTGGTCCACCCGGCGAATCAGATATGTTTTTGGGTCCGTAATCCTTATGTTTAGATATCAATAAATCTTGAAGTTCTTGAAACGTAGTAACCACATTCTTAATAAAGTTATTATTTGTCATCGTCTTTTTTGGCCTCTTTCTTTAGCAGTTCCTCAACACCATTAGCCAATTCATCTGCTGTAATAGATATCATTGCTTCGTGAATAAACTTTTCTATATTGTCATTGCCTTCACTAGCATTAACCATAGCCAACGTAGCACTCTGAACTAAACGGTCTGCTTGGTCTGGATCACCTTCTCTAATATTTGCACTTATCTCACTAAACAAAGAGAACAAGTCAAGAGAATAACGTGGACTAATCTTGATACTCCAGCCATAGTACTCATCGTTATGGTGTAAGAACTCAAAGATATCATCAGTTACAAAATCACAATGGTCACACTTAAAACCATTCTCGCTAGGCATTAAGGGTTTCATTGGATTGTAGCCACCTTATCTTGGAAATAAGTTGCACCGTTCTTTAGGTACATTGAGTTAACGTCTTCACCTTCTGGCATCTGTATAACTATGACGTTAGATAGTTCTTTCATTAAAGACTTAGCAAACTCGTGACCTGCTTGGTCTCCATCTGCAAACATAAATATCTTATCAAAATCAGATAGTAATCTTGTGTAATGTTTCTTCCAGTTGTTCACTCCGGGAACCCCCACCGCAGGTAAAGAACAATTATAATCCAACGTGATGGTGTCAATCTCACCCTCACAAATACATAAGAATGATGACGCTTTGAAAAAACCTCTGGTGTTGTAGAGATGTGTGTTTGCACCAGGCATCCCAAGATACTTCGGTTCTGACGAATCCATTGACCTGAACCTGATGTCAACCACGCCCGTACGCGTAACGTAAGGAATAGATAACCTATTCGCATACGCTTCGTGACCCGTTATTGGATCTAGCACGACGCCCAATCCTGCTTTCTTCGCTACTTCCAGAGTAATTCCCCGTTCTGCGAGGTAGTCCTCCGCTTCGTGTATTGCTGTTGCGTAATACTTTGCTGCTTTGCCCAGTAATTCTTTCTGCGAACTTGACTGCTTCACGAAACTCTATCCCCTCTTTCTGCATAATAATCGAATAAGTACTGCCTTTAATCTGACAAGCAAAACAACAAAATACATTTTCAGTTGTATTAACCGTGGCAGACTTATGCTGGTCATCGTGGAATGGACAACGAATACTAATCCAGCCACGCCAACTAGGTATCTGTCTTGACCCATAATGTTCAAGTACTGGAACTATCGGGAGTACACTTGCAGTATTTAACTTTTTCTGTCCATTGTACAAGGTCTTGTACTACCCACGCTTTCTCTATTCCAGCCATTCTACGCTTAATTATAACATATGATTCGGGTGTATGTTCTAAGCCTCTTGCTTCAGCAAAGTGTTTTGCTTCTATTGTTGCTTCTGCCCAGAACTCTGGCAACTTCAATGTCTTAGTTGCTTTTAATTCTAATACGTGGTATTTGCCGTTGGCAAACACAACTATGTCTCCTTCATCCTTCGCTCCAGCCTTTGTTAATCTTTCGGCTAACAACTTCTTGGAACGTAGCCACTTAACTACACCAGTTTCAAAAGTGGCTCCTTTGCGTTTGCCATAGGCACTCAACTTAGTACCAACCGTTCAGGTTATGATGTTGTAGAGCCTTACTAGGCTTATCATACCTATGTTGGATATATTTAATACCCAAATCAACCTGCTCGGTTATTGGAGTATCTTCTGGCATACCAAGTATTTGTGGTATACCATAGGCTGTAGATTTAGGGTTGTTCGCCGTTGGATCCCAACGAGATTCTTTAGTCCATAAAGACAATAAAGATTCCCATTCTCTACTAGACCAACCTATCTTCTTGACCTGTTGTTTTGCATACAACTTAGCGAAATTCTTAGACTGTGATTTATTCATAGTCATTTGAATACACTCAGGAGTACGGATTTTTTCCAGTAAAGTCACAACCACATTTGATTGCAAGTTTACCGCAAAGACCGCAAAACACATCAGGTATATCATTCGATGGTTTATTTTCATAGTTTTTCCTCCGTAGGGGCAGTTGCCTTTGTCCCACAGACAGCACACTCCATATCTATAAAGTATTGACCAATGGTATCAGACTCATCATCCCATACCACTAGCAATTTCCAAACAAAAGAACCGCAAGGACATATCTTGGTAGGTTTACCTCGTATGTCCATTGCGGACTTATAATCTGGTTTAATGTTCCAGATATCTTTAAGAGTCATTAAACTCTTTCTGGTATGTCTGAAACTTCCATAACTTCTGGATTAAATTGTAGCCAGTATGAAGTATCTCCAGATGGGTCTGCTTTACCATACCTGTTTTTAACAGGAGCAATAGCAATATACCCCGGAGCATTACTTCCTACTGTGCATATCAAGGCAGGTAGTTGAGCAACCATACCTTGTAACGCTGACCTAGGCTGACACGGATTACCAGCATAAGATTCCTTCGTATGATGAAGAACAAGAACTGCAGCGTTAGTATCTCTTGCGAGATATTTCAGTTCTTTAATTGTGGATCGCATCCCTGCGAATTCCTCACCACCATCATTAGCAATATCCATAAGGTTATCTACTACAATCAAAGTTGGTGGTGCTCCCCATAGTTCCTCAAACGCAGATACTTCCATATCTAAATCAGCCAGCGTTGGAGCCGACTCAAAAGACCAGAAGATGTGTGCTGAGTTTTCGTTGATTACTTTCCGTGATTCATCAACTTTATCTATGAGCATCTGTTCAGCCGATGATTGCGGTTGAGCAGAAATCATTGACAATAAACGCATAGCCATAGTGTGAGCATTAGTATCTGCACTTACGTATAGCGTAGCTACTTTAGTTTTTAGAGCAATCGCAAGGGCAAGTGTTGATTTACCTGCCCCTGGAGTGCCTGCAATCATTGATACTTCTGCCCGTCTTATAACTATCTTATTGATATCAAAGGTACGAAATACTGATGGTAGCGGTTCGCCACCTATGTCAGCACTTCCTACAGCACGGGCTAGTGTTCTCAATTAAAACGTGCTCCATTCAGGTTCGTTGCGACGAATCCAAATTGGGTCACATTGGTCTGGAGTACCCTTTGGTGAAGGACACATAAATGCTTTCCAAGGTCCTTTAGCACCTGAGCCAGTACGACGTGTCATATCGCCGTGTTTACATACACGACCAGATGGTGCCGTAGTTGGTGCCGATATTGGCTTTGCACCTAGTGTTGCTAGGTTTGATATGGCTTGGTCAATGGATGTTGGTGCACCCTCGATTGATTGAGCCATTGTTGTGATTAGGGATTCTGCACCCACATCACCTAGTATCTGAGCCAAGTTCTGCTTGAACTCAGTTGATGTGTCGGCAGCAATTACGAAGATGCGACCATCTGGTAATTTGCTACTGACTTGGAAGTTGGCGTTAGCCATTTGCTTTCTCCTTTTCTACTTTGTTTCCATTCATAAACTTACAGTACGATAATACACCACAACGTCCACAATTGTTGAAGTTAGGCAGGAAGATTTCTTGTTTCCTTGCTCTATCAAATTCAGTATAAATAGTTTCTACTTCATCAGTACTTAGATGATCTATATTCCATAGAGATACAAACCCAGTACGTGCATCCCAGAAACCAGCCTTGTCCACTTCCAATCCATTTTTGCGTAAGGCCCAAGCATATGTAGCAAGTTGGAGTGGATGCTTCTGAGATGACGCACCAGTTTTTATATCGAGAAGCACAAGGTTGCCATCAAAATCAGTCATTATTCTGTCAATGGCTAACTTGACTACGGTGTCCCCGACGGGCACTTCATATTTCTTCTCCACGAAGTCTTTGTATACTGCCCAACCATTAGAACGAAAATTGACCCAACGTTCTAGCATCCACAAGCCCTCACCGTACCACCAGGAAGTGTCTTCTATCCCTCGACATTGCCAAGTGGTCATCTCTCCATAAACCGATTCGTCTTCTAAAACTTGTTCATTCCAAGCACGGTTCCAAATAACTTCTAATGAATCATTACTACCAAGGTCATAAATTTCTGTAGCCTTGTGTACGGCACTACCACCTGTAAACCAAACGGCGTGCTTCTCTGGAATTTCCTCTATCTTGGTTA